CGTAGGCGCCGCGGACAGCCTGGCAACACTGCTTTTAAGCGTGCGCAGCCTGAGTAGTTCTGAGGCTCAGAAACTTCTGACTCAGATACTCACTCTGGTATGCGTCTACCGTAGTTTCAAGGTTAAAGCGAAAGCATCCGATTCCACCATCACCGGTGCATACAGCGGCGACGTTCCGCTGGATGAGGTGACGAAGAAATACTTTTCTGACGAACGGATTGACTCGTTCCTAAAAAAGATAGTAGATAAATCGAAGTTGGGCAACTTCGATGAACTATTTATCTATTCCGGTAACTCCGCATCCCCGAACGGAGGACACAGTTCACTTAATTACCTTGCCGACGTCGCAGCGTTGATGAATGATCCTCGGTTGTTAGGAGCTATCTTCAACCTGATTAAGCATTTTAAGTTCGGTAAAGAACTGCGTGATATCGTAGACATCCTGATGGCTAACATCGAATACGATAAGGAATACCCGAAAGGCAAACTCCATTCGAGATTCGTAACATTTACAGCCCCCGGTGGTAAGTCAAGGATCATTGTAGTAGTAGATTGGTTATCGCAGACGGCGCTCTCCGCTATCCACAAAACACAATTTCGAATACTGCAAATGATTCCTTCCGACAGAACCTTTGACCACAAGGCGGGTATGAATCTTTACGATCCGAACGCGCGTTGCTATCACTCGGTCGACTTATCCGCTGCTACTGACAGGATGCCAAGGCTATTACAGCAGAGGCTGATCGAACGTCTATTCACTTACCTGGGCCGAGACGGTGCCAATATCGCTCGGTACTGGGGCGAGATCGTTGATCGTACTTATTCAACGAAAAACTCTTCGTTGGAGAAAGTTGCACCTGAGCTGAAATACGCAGTAGGTCAGGGCATGGGCCTATTCAGCAGCTGGTCGTCAATGGCTCTCGTTCATCACTACATAGTTCACGAACTTTGTGCTTGCGATTTCGACAAGTACGTTCTGGTCGGCGACGATCTCTTAATGAAGGATTCTGAGACTGCATACCAGACCTACTTTAAGGTGATGTCGGATATCGGGGTGCGTGTCAACCCGACAAAAACCCTGATTTCAACCGAGCAGCCGCACTCATTAGAATTCGCAAGAAATTTCATCATCCAAGGCCATAGGGTGCAGCCTTTACCGCTCGGTTCTATCTTCGCGTACCTCGACGATAAAATCGGCGTAATGGATGCATTCTGCGCCTTTCTACCTGTAATGCGTTTGGTGTCAGTTGAAGCCATAATCGAATTCTTGAAGATCAAAAACACTCTGATTCTGGTTGATGTTGCCTACTTCTTGGTCAGAGAGGCCGTAAGTACTTATTCCGAGTGCGTCGCTCTACTCGCTAAGTTTAAGGTCAATCTGATCCTGAGTGAGGAACTCATCCGCGCTATAATCACAACAACAAGTAAGAAGATCTCGGAACCGATCAAGCGTTTCGAGATTACTCGCTTAACGCAAGCGCTGCAATCTCAGTGTACGATTAGAAGGAACGAGGATATGGATAAACTTTCATCCCTCGCTCTCGACTTCTCTGTTCTTAAGTTTGCCGGTCAAGAGATCGAAGATTACTCCCAAGTCATGCATGATCGTATTAACGATGCGCGCCTCGTGCAATACGATCATGATTTCTCAGTTTCTGTCGTGACGCAGAGAGAGCATCGCCTAATCAGAGAGGTATTGATGAATCTCGAAGCTAGCGACAAAAACATCCGAGCAGGGCTAAGGCGTATCAAATAGGTACGTTTTCCTGTAGGATAGAGGCGGTGAGCACAAGCGTTAGACTTTGGCGGTCTACGCCCGGATTAGTTAACTACTATACCGGAAGGCATCTAAATGGTGCCGACGGTACGAGTGACCTAAGTGTCACACCATCATCCAGGGAATTCGCAACTACCCACAACACGGTAGGTGTGCTTAGAAGGCGAACTAAGTACTGAAATAAAGCGAAGTCACAGAGCTGCACCTGTTGCGTGCACAGCTCAGACGTTAAGCCCGGACGATGCGAGCTTCCTTTGATCGCTGGCTTTACACTCCGTTTTCACGGTACATGTTTTAAGAGCGAGTTTATTCTCTCAGACCCTCCTCTACAACAGCGGCCTGGTTTAATAAACAGGGGGGCGGACTCAGGCTTGATGATTCGTTGGGGAGCGACGAGGATCATGCATTTCCAGTTGACACCCCAACCTACGCTCTGAAAGATGTGTACCGGGCGGAACTGAGTAGCCGGTATATCTTGGGGTTTCAGGCTATGGGCAGGTCGGGGGCGGTACGATCAAACACCTTCGGTATCCTTTAGATACCTTCGGCCCGCATTCTATCTGTCGGGCTTGGAACCAGGAAGCACCAGGTATAACGCTTTCAATGCTCACCGCTCTATTGCAAAGGGTTGAAGAAGCCCAATGTAGTCGCGCAACTACAAAGAACAAGTCGCAACCCCGAACAACCTATTAAAAA